CCCGCCATCATACAGGATTTAATTGGTAGAAATATAGATACAGAAGTTATAAAGCATCACATTGCCCCTAACATATCAAAGGATCTGAAACTGAAGGGAAGCAATGTACATCTAAGTACGAAACCGTTTTTCTTCAAATCCGCGCATGATGTGTTAAATAAATACAAACCATTTGCGGCAGCATCTGGAGCGCTTGCTCACACCAGACCAAGTTTATTAGGCAGAACTGTAGTTAAAGGTGGCAGGGGGGTAAAATTAGATGCCGGAACACATGGGCCATATACACTTGAATTAAGGAGGTTTGTACAACAAAACTATAATAAAGGTGTACCTTTAACTAAAGAGACTCTTATACAGCATTTTAAGAATTTGAATAAAACTATAGACGATCCTGATAAGTCATTTAGTATAAAGTTTGTAGAAGACAGTATTACCGATCATGGTGATTGGCTCTCCATAACTCAATGGGGCTTGACTGATGATACATTATTAGCCACTATGCCTATTAGAATGGTTATAAATAAGAAGAATCCTGATATTGGGTATTTTATTTTATATGACCAAATGAAACAAGGCTCTGGAATACCGATACTTGAGTATATACTAGATGCTGGATCAGATATAAATAGAATTTACATGGATATACACCCCATTAAAGTTGGTTATGATTGGCCCGGATATGCAAAGAAAGTTGAACATACTACGCCGATTGGAGAAGTAAAGGGGGCAAAAGGAGTTATTGCTTCTAAATTAAGGGAGCAAGAGTTTGATGTGCCACCCACAGAGGAATTTTTAAGGAAGAGAAGGTTTGGAAGAAGTTATACTCCACCATTAACATGGGTATCAAAGAGGGGAACAACAGCAGGACTATTAGCACAAGATGAGAACATCTAAACAGGAAACATTCATAGAGCAGTATGCCCTCACAGGTAATGCTGCAAAAGCCGCTGATACCGCTGGTTATACCCATGCGAAGCAGCGCGGCTATGAACTTAAAAACCAGTTCTCCAGAGAGATTGAGGAGCGTCAACGCAAGATGATCCAAGACTGCGTACCGGGCGCACTAGCACAATTGAATGAACTGGCACAGAACGCAGAATCGGAGTCTGTCCGTCTGGGCGCTGTCAAAGACGTACTGGACAGGGCTGGACTCAAACCCACAGAGAAGGTAAGACAGGAAATATCTCATGTGGAACAATCATCTACTGATGAACTACAGAGAGAATTGGAAGCCCTTATAGGAACTTCTGACATATCAAAGATACCAGAAGTATTGAACTAATTCCATGCAACTAGAAATGGCGCAGAGCGCCAAGCGATCCATTCCTCCAAGGGAAGAACTGGAAAAAGCGGTAGAAATCGCTAGGGAAATACGAACTAGAGAGCGCTTCAACAAGCTCGACTTCTACGACCCTTACCCCTACCAACAGAATTTTCACGAAACCGGCTCACAGGCCAATCAGCGCCTCCTGATGGCCGCTAACCGCATAGGCAAGTCCTACTGCGGAGCAGCAGAGATGGCCTATCATTGTACCGGCTTGTACCCGAAGTGGTGGAAAGGCCGTCGATTCACCCAGCCGATCGTTGCATGGGCTGGCGGGATCGCCAACGAAACCACCAGAGATATCGTACAGTTTGAACTATTGGGTTCCCCGGATGATCCAGAGGCTTTCGGTTCTGGCGCTATACCAAGAAGTTGTATCATAAAGACAGAACGTAAGCCCGGCGTACCCAACGCCAAGAGTGTGGCACTTATTCGCCATGTCTCTGGGGGGAACTCCTCTTTATTCTTCAAAGCCTACGAGATGGGCGTTGAAAAATGGCAGGGGCGCAGTGTTGATTGTATATGGCTTGACGAAGAGCCTAGTCGTGAGTTATACTCACAGGCAGTAACACGGACGTTGGATAGAAGGGGGATGGTTTACATGACCTTCACCCCTGAAGCGGGAATGACTGAGACAGTGGCTTCATTTATGAACCGCCTACAGTCCGGCCAATCTCTGACCAACGCCACATGGGATGATGCTTCAGAGAAGATCATGTCCATGAAAGGTGATCGCGGTCATTTATCAGAGTCTGTCATGGAGCAGATTCTGTCATCATACTCCCCACATGAGCGGGAGATGAGAAGATACGGAAGACCTTCAATTGGTTCAGGATTGGTCTTCCCACTAAGTGAAGAAAAGTTAATGGTAGAGCCAATGCCTATTGAGGATCATTGGCCTAGAATAGCAGCCATAGACTTCGGCTGGGATCACCCCACCGCAGTGATATGGGCAGCTATTGACAGGGAAGCAGAAATGTTCTATATTTATGATTGTTATAGAGCATCAAAGGCTTCTCCATCAGTTCATGCCGAGATTATCAGGTCTAGGCCGCATTTCATTCCTATAGCCTACCCGCATGACGGAAATCGCAGGGATAGCATGGGAAATCCCGGTTTAGCTGATCAATATCGCAATATGGGCTGTAACTTCCTTCTTGAGCATTTTACTAATCCACCCGCTTTGGGTGAGAAGAAAGGCTCAAATAGCGTAGAAGAGGGCTTAATGGCTATGCTTCAGGCTATGGAGGCTGATAAGTTCAAGGTATTTTCTACTCTTTCAGACTGGTTTGAGGAGTTCAGAATGTACCACAGGAAGGATAATAAGGTGGTTCCTATTAGGGATGACCTGATGTCTGCGACAAGATATGCATTTCAATCCCAGCGTTTCGCTGTTTCGGGTAAAGACCCAGAATGGACTAAGGACGTTGAATACAGGAACTACGGAATTATTTAATGGCGAAAGAAAAAATCACTGAGGAAGAATTAGTAGCCAGAATCAGGAGCGAAATCACAGATGCTCTAGGATACGGTGATACTATTTCCAGACAGCGTGAGCAGGCTATGGAGTATTACTATGGTCAGCCCTTCGGCAATGAAGTAGAGGGTCGATCGCAGTATGTGGACTCCACTGTCTCTGATACGATAGAATGGATAAAGCCATCTCTAATGCGGGTGTTTGCTTCCGGCGATGAAATGGTTAAATTCTCCCCTCATGGCCCAGAAGATGTACAGATGGCGGAACAGGCCAGCGACTATGTGAACTATGTGTTTACAAAGGATAATCCCGGTTGGGAGATCATGTACTCATGGTTTACCGATGCCCTCCTGTCTAAGAACGGTATCGTTAAAGTATGGTGGGATGAATACGAAGATGCACAGCGTGAAGAATATCACGGCTTAGAAGAGATGGAGATGACCGCCCTTATTACCCAAGAGGGTGTAGAGGTTATAGAGCATACCGAATATCAGGGTGAGGGTTACGGTCAGGAGATGGGTGGTCAGCAGGGTTATGGTCAAGGCGGGATGCTTCACGATGTTGTTATAAAGAGAAGCGCTTATAACGGTAAGATCAAGATAGAGAATATTCCACCCTCTGAATTCCTTATCAGTAGAGATGCGAAGAATATTCAGGATGCCCGATTTGTTTGTCATAGAGTCCATAAGACCTTATCTGAATTACGGGAGATGTATCCAGATGAAGACCTTGGGCCTGAAGAGTTAGGTTCTGGCGAAGATGATGAGTTTTCACTTTTTGGTGAAAGGCAGGCAAGATTTGAATTTGATGAGTCCTCCAATTTTAATCTTGGCGAGTCACAAACGGAAGAGGCTCTAAGAAAATACTGGTTACATGAGTCCTTCTTACAAACTGATTTCGACGGTGACGGAATTACTGAACTCAGGAAGGTATGTACAGTAGGGGATTACGTTCTACAGAATGACGAAATAGATTCGATTCCCTTTGTTTCCATTACTCCGATAAAAATTCCGCACAAGTTCTTTGGCGTGTCGGTTGCAGACTTGGTTATGGACTTACAGTTGATGAAGTCCACACTGATGCGTAACCTGATGGATAATATGTACAACCAGAACTTCGGCAGGTATGCGGTTCTAGAGGGTCAGGCTAATCTTGATGACCTCTTAACGCAACGACCGGGCGGCGTAGTAAGGGTCAAATCCCCCAATGCCATCATGCCCCTGACAACCCC